CTGTGTACGTATGGGAAAGCCCTACGACTCAGTTGCGTCTCCAAGTGCTACAAAGCGGAGAACTAGAGATTGCACTCTATGGTTATCTCGCAATTGGCGTACTCAAGGGTGGCGCAGGCGTTCGTCGCTTCAACCTCGCGTAAGCGAACCTAAGTCGCTTGAGGGGGCTGCCAGAGCCCTTGCAGTCCCCTCAAGTCTTTAGAAAGGAATAGCATGTCTCTTTGCACAGTTGCAGAACTACGCACAGCCCTAGGAGTAGGTACTCTCTACGCTGACGCGACCCTGCAAGAAGTTTGCGATGCGGCAGACAATGTCCTTCTTCCTTTTATCTGGGCTAACACAACTCCAATTGTTGGACACAGCAACGAAGCCGCAACAGGCACTTCTTACTTTGATGAGAACGTTCAAAAGACATTTTACGTTGGTCAGACTGTCGTCATTTCAGGTGCAGGCTCTAAGCACAACGGCTCAAAGACCATCACAGCAGTAGGTGAAGATTCAATCACTTACGCCATTACTGGCAACAACAACACAGTCACGCCTTTCCACCCAGTCAATCCTTTTGGCATGGTCGCAGCTGATACTTACTTAGATCCTTCAACAGTTCCTGCAATTCAGGAAGCTGCTCTCATGATTTCAATCGATATCTGGCAGTCACGCCAAGCCCCTTCATCTGGTGGCGTATCTATCGACGGCTATACCCCAAGCCCTTACCGCATGGGTAACACACTTCTTGCTCGCGTTCGTGGCTTACTTGCACCTTATCTTGACCCTCGTTCAATGGTGGGCTAATGACAGCCATCACCACACTTCGCACATCTATTGCGACGGCTCTAGCCGATAATTCACTCTATTCGGTATTCAGTTTTCCACCTGCTACGCCTATTGCTAACAGCGTGATTGTGACTCCTGCTGATCCTTACATCGTGCCTAGCAACAATGATTACACAGCAATTAGCCCAATGGCTAACTTTAAGATTTCTATCCTTGTCCCATTGCTAGACAATGAGGGCAACCTTGCTGGCATAGAAGCCGACGTAGTTCGGGTCTTTTCGCTCCTTGAAGCGTCCAGCATTGTATTTAACGTCGGAAGTGTAAGCGCGCCTAGCGTGTTGTCTATCGCTTCTGGAGATTTACTGACTTGCGACATTGCAATCAGTACCCTTACGGAATGGAGTTAATCATGTCAGATTGGCAAGATGAACAGAAAGCGTTCTTGGAGAAAATCGGACAGGTTGCTCCATCAACACCCGCACCAGCGAAACCAACAAAGAAAGATGAGGAATAACTGAAATGGCAGTTTTCTTAAATAATGGCGTATCCGTAACTGTGAACTCAGTTGATCTCTCTGACCACGTTACAAGCATTACACTCAACCGCACATTCGATGAACTCGAAGTAACAGCAATGGGTGACTCAGGTCATAAGTTCGTCAAGGGATTAGAAGCATCTTCTATCACTCTCGACTTCCTTAACGACACAGCTACAAGCGAAGTCCTCCAGACTCTACAAGCAGCATGGGGAACAAACGTCACAGTAGTAGTCAAGCAGACTTCTGGCGCAGTATCAGCGACTAACCCTTCTTACACAATGACATGCCTAGTAAACAACACAACCGATATTAACGGCGCAGTTGGTGACATTGGCACACAGAGCGTAACTTGGAACGTCTCAGGTACAATCGCTGTAGCAACAGCTTAATAAACTAACAAAGGGGCTAAAATGGCAAAACTCAAGGTAACAAGGGCAGACAACTCAGTAACAGAGTACGAGATTACTCCACTTATTGAATACGCCTTTGAGCAATACGCCAAGAAGGGCTTTCACAAAGCCTTGATTGAAGATCAGAAGCAGTCAGATGTTTACTGGCTGTGCTGGGAAGCAATTAGACGTTCGGGTGAAACAGTCAAACCTTTCGGGGAACAGTTCCTTGAGACTCTCAAGTCAGTTGAGGTCTTAGAGTCTGACCCTTTAGGGTAGATCGGAACTCCCTCACCTATCTCGCAACTCGCTTGAGTTACGAGTATGGAGTTCCCTTCCAAACCATTGTCGAACTACCGCCGATGGTATTCAAGGCACATATAGATGTGTTGAAAGACTTAGCGAAGGAGCGTAGCGATGCCAGTAAAACTGCAAGGCGCAAACGCACTTCGTAAGGCTCTTGCTAAAGTAGAGCCAACTCTTGCAAAAGAGACTAACAAAGAGATTGCCTCTTTTCTTAAGCCAGTAGTTGCTAATGCACGAGGCTTCTTGCCTTCCAACGCTGCAGCTCCTAGCGGTTGGTTGAAGCGACCTAATGCCAGTGGGCGTTGGGCTAATCGCTCCTATGACTACCAAGAGGCTCGTAAGGGCATCACTTTTAAGTCAACACCTAGCAAGCCGAACCGTCGAGGATTTCAGGCACTTGCTTCTATTTTTAACAAAGGTGCTGCTGGCGCTATCTACGAAACAGCAGGACGCAAGTCAGGAGTCGTTGGAAACTTTACTCCTAACCTTGGCGGTCAGTTGGTAGGCAAAGGTCAGAAGATGACTGGTCGCGCAATCTTTAGAGCCTTTGAAGATGATCGTGGCAAGGCTCAAGATGGCGTAGTAAAGGCTATTGAAAAGGCAGCAGCTAACTTCGACTCAATGAAGGACAAGGTCTAATGGCAGATTTAAGAATTGACGTTGCTGCGGAGTTCACAGGCAAGAAGGCATTTAAGCAAGCCGATACCGCAGTCCAGAAGCTACAGAAGGACGTTGTAAAGTTAGGTAAAGGCTTAGGTCTAGCCCTTGGTTCTGCCGCCTTAATTCGCTATAGCAAGGACGCAGTTAAGGCTTTTGCAGCTGATGAAGCAGCGGCTATCCGCCTTGCCAATGCAGTAGATAATCTTGGACTTGCTTACGCTAATCCACAAATTACCAAGTTCATTAGAGAGCTTGAGATTACCGCTGGTGTTGCTGATGACGTGCTTCGTCCAGCCTTTCAAGCCCTACTTACAACCACAAAAGATTTAGGCACAAGTTACAAGCTACTCAACGATGCTCTTTCAATCTCACGCGGTTCAGGCGTTGATCTCGCTACCGTAGTTCAGGACTTGGCTAACGGTTACGTTGGAATCACTCGTGGACTTAAGAAGTACAACACAGGACTTAGCCAGACAGAGTTAAAGTCTAAGTCCTTCGCTGAGGTTCTTACTATCCTCAATGCTCAGTTTGCTGGCGCTAATCAAGCCTACCTAGACTCTTATGCTTACAAGCTCGATGTCCTCACAGTTGCAGCCAATAATGCCAAGGAGACTATTGGTGGCGGTCTAGTTAATGCCCTAGCAATGGCAGGCGGTGGATCAGAAGTTCAGGACGCAGTCAGAGCAATTGACAACGTAGCGAAGGCAATTAATGGCATTACTACAGCAGTCGGCTTTGCAGTAGGCGCACTTACTAAGCTCTATAAGGGCTTGGATTTCATCACTACCTTTGGTGGCTTACTTGGGCCTAACGGCAAGATAGTCCAGAAGTTAAATCCTTCTGCTATTGCCCAGCCATTAAACAAACTTTCACAGACACAGATTAAGTCTTCAACAGTTCTTGCAAAGGCTACTAAGAACAACACAGCAGAATTAAAGAAGCAAGCTGCACTCAAGAAGGCTGGCACAGTCTTTGACTTAGATCAGATTCAGATTGTTGCTGCCTTGAAGGGTAAAATCTCAGAAGAAGAAAAGATTCGCTTACAGGCTCAATTAGCTTTGCTTAACGGCAATACTGATTTAGCGGCAAGACTGACTAACGAGATTCTTAAGGCACAGGATTCCACAGGCAACTTGTCTAAGTTTCTTTCAGCCTTGCCTAACGCTAAGAATCCTTTTGAGTACCTAGATGCTTACCTTTCCTATATCGCTAACAAGGCAGCGGCAGTCCTTACAGGCTCTACTACGCCTAGCGTGCCAAGTAGTAACGCCTCAGCAGCGCCAATGCCTACGCCGTCAGAAATGGCTGCTTCAGGATCATTCTCTCAGCTAGTCTCACAAGGCGCAGGAGCATCAGGAGGCTTTAGCCCAGTAGTTGCAGCAGCAATGGCTCCGCAAGTAATCGAGTTAAAGATTACAGGCGATGGAGACTTGACCAACACAATTGCAAAGAACCTTATGCAGCAAAGCCTTTCTACTGGCAACCAGACTTATGTGAACCGTAGAACTGGTGGCTTTGAGTAATGGCATTACCTGCACAGATAGCGGTTACTTTCGACTTTAGCTCTGGTGCAACATTCGGGGCAGGGTTCGTCATAGGATCACCAGATAACGGCGTTATCGGAGTCAATACTTTTGGCGCATCTGACGTAGTTATCCCTACAGTTGATCTAACTCCTAACGTGTATTCAATCTCAATCCGCCGTGGTCGCAATATCATGAAGGACACCTACGAGGCTGGCACAGCCATTGTGAGAGTCCTAGACCCTACAGGTGCGTTCAACCCACAGAACACTTCATCGCCTTACTACCCATACCTTGTGCCGTTGCGTAAGTTGCGTGTCGCAGCTACAACTACAACAGCACAGCACTTCTTATTTTCAGGCTATGTCAATGACTACAAGTACACCTTCCCTCAAGGGCAAGAAA